AATAAATAGTGTTACTCTTTTTTCATCTAGCCAATATCTACTCCGAGTGGAAGAAGGGCAGGTGGTCAAAAGGTCTAGTAGCGAAAGCTATGGCAAATCGAAGACTCGACTGCACGCCACCTGTGTCACTCGACAAACCCGCTGAACCGGCTAGGTATTCGGCGGGTTTTTGCTTTTATGCATTAGTATCTGTCCGTGAATATCAATCTACTTGGGCTTGACCTTTCCTTAACGTCAACTGGGTATTCTCATAATGGAAATACTGGCGTTGTATCAACAACCGAAAAAGGCGTCCAAAGACTAAAAACAATTTCTGAAACAATTAAAAAAATAGTTTTAGAAAATAATATTGATGTAGTCATTGTTGAGGGATATTCTTTTGCATCTCGCAGCGGTCAAGCCTTCTCCATTGGGGAACTTGGTGGAGTTGTGCGACTTTGCCTATTTGAATTGGGTATTCCATTTGTAGAAATACCCCCAACATGCAGAGCAAAATTTGCTACAGGAAAAGGTAACGCATCAAAAAACGAAGTTATTTCTGCCGTTTCCGCTAAGACCGGAATTGTGTGGGGGAACCCTGGAGCCGACGATAAATGCGACGCTTGGATACTTGAAGAGATGGCTCTTGCCTTTATGGAGAAGCCTAGGTTTTCTTGGCCAGCAACAAACATGTCGGCTTTGGACAAAGTAGATTGGAGCCCACTACAAGTGAAAGGCAATACATGAGAAGTACACCTATTAGCCAGGTTGAAATTGAACAAGAGATGCTCAGGCTCGTTGGGGAGTTAGAGAAAGAGACTGAAGCGTTTGAGGTTTTAGCCGTTGAGGCAGCGAAGAAAGAAGCCAGATACAAGTCGAACTGGGCAAAGGAATATCTTGCTCGTTCTGGCTCAATAAAAGAGCGTGAGGCTTGGGCCGACTACAAGCTTGATGACGTCAACTATGAATACAAGATTGCAGAGGCTCTTGTTAAAACAAAACGAGAAGCACTACTATCTTTGCGAACATCAATAGATGCAATGCGAACACTTAATGCAAACGTGAGAGTACAGGTATGAGCGGAATACATCCTTCTTTAAAATCACTCGCCGTAGACATCGACACCCTTGATTATCTAGAGGGCAATCCACGGATTGGCAACGTTGATGCCATCATGGCTTCATACTCAGAATTTGGTCAAGTAAAACCAATTGTTGCTCGCAAAAATGAAGATGGAACAGCAACGGTTATTGCTGGCAACCACCAACTTGAAGCAGCGATAAATCTTGGCTGGGAAGAAATTGCAGTTATTTTTTTAGACGCTGATGACAAGAAAGCGATTGCGTATGCACTTGCTGACAATAGAACGATGGAACTTGGCTACACGGAGCCAGAGCTTTTGACTGACATGCTTCTTGAAATTAGCGACTACTACCCAGACCTTTTAGACGGATTGGGTTGGGATGAGTTTGAACTTGCCGCTATGGAAACAGAAGTAATAATTGAAGAAAATAGCGTTATAGGAAAACGAGAAGTAGTTGAAGAAACCATACAGCAGACGAATGAACAGAGGGCATTCAACGATGTTGTTGATTCAATAAAAACAATGGTTCAAAAAGATGAATCAGGCGAAAATAGAATAGTTGCTAATTCAGACTTAGACCATTCCGATATTGCAACTCGCGGTTCAACTGTCGCTGTCCCAGGTTCTGCCCCACAAGCAGCAGTTCAGTACACAATTGTTTTTGATAATGCCGACCAACAAGCTCAGTGGTACAAGTTTATAAAGTGGCTTCGCTCCGACCCGGCAGTCGATGGAGATACAACTGCAGAAAAACTAATCAACTTCATAGACCCACACATGCCATGACCAGACAAAGAATGTTCCTGAATATTTCGTGCGTGGAAGCTGCACGTCAAAGAATCCGTCACGTCTACGACCAGTTCGACACTGTGTGCGTGCAGTTCTCTGGGGGCAAGGACTCTACCGCTGCGTTGTTACTTGCAAAAGAGGTCCACGAAGAACGCGGTTTGGGTCCTGTAAAAGTCATCTTCAGGGACGAAGAGATGGTTAGCCCAAAAACAATCGAGTATGTAGAGCGGGTTAGAAACTACGACTGGGTTGACATGGAGTGGTACTGCCTTCCGTTTATTGCTGAGGTCTGGGTCCTTGGCAAACGAGAACGGATACTTCTTTGGGGCGCGCTTCGGGGGAAAGAAGGGCGCTGGGTTAGAGATATGCCGCCATGGGCAATCAACGCTCAAACACTTGGCCTAAATCCAGCTATGTCTCTCCCAGAGCAGGCTGATTACTACACGATGCAGGGAAAAGCGGGGAATGTTGCTTTTATTACTGGTGTCCGCGCCAGTGAATCAATGGTTCGTTATCGCTCAATTGTTCAGAAGCTTCATGAGAACTATATTGTTACTCCATATAAACTTCAAAGAGGAATACCACTTAAGTTTGCAAAAGTAATCTACGACTGGAATACAGATGACGTATTCAAGTTCATAGCTGAAGAGCATGGTTCTGATTATTGCGAATACTACGACCTTGCTGCATTGACGGGAAGCAATACGAGAGTTGGGATTCCACTTCACTCAATCGCTATCAGAAGAATTGGTGACGTTATTGCTACCGAGCCAGAGTTCTATGACAGGCTTGTTGAGTGCTTCCCCCACATTGATGCCCAGAGAAGAATATGGAAAGACTTCGATGTGGAAAAGTTGATTTCCAGGTATGCCAGTGACGGTTTTGATGGCGCCTCCAACTTCATCAATGATTTCATTATTGGTGAAGAAGCGTCTCGCTCTGCAAAAACTTTTGTTTCAAAGTTCAGGCAGAAGCATGCAACAGACCCTAATGGGTATCCAATCAATTACCTAATCAGAACACTTCTACTAAATCAGTTTGACACTAATTCACCAACTCCTGTAGGCCCAAAGACAAAAGCGCATGCAGTAAGAACAATTGAACAAACAGAGGACCAAAGTGAAACATTTGAATATTAAGCACATGAACGCATCCGAACTCAGGGTTCCAGAATGGAAAGCCACACATATACTGCGCCCAGACCTTTTGGTTTTATCTGCATCGCTAATGGAATTTGGCTTTATCGAGCCTATTCATATTCGCGCATCAACCAAGGAAGTGATAGATGGAAGTGAAAGGCTGTTACTTGCATTAAATGTTTCTAGAATTGCCGACGCCCATGGGGACTTGATTCCGGTGATTGAGCATGATTGTGACGGATTAACCGCGATGATGATGCACCTACGCCTTAATAGGGGACGCGGCAATCTTGTGTCAAAGAAAACTTCAAATATCGTACGCAAACTCAAGCACTCCGGAAAATATAACCGTCATGATTTCGACTCACTCCTTTTAATGAAAACCGACGAGTTAGAGGTTATGCTTGAGGCGTCAATTATCAAGACCAGGAAGATAGCGGAGCACACATATTCTCGCGCCTGGGTGCCAATTGAGGCCCCTGCTGGGACAGTGGACAATGAGCCGGTTGTAGAAAGACCACCGAATCCTGATAGGTGACGATGATATACTGATTACATTATTCCGTCCAGCAATAAGGAAAAACAAATATGCCAGGATTAATTCAGGGACCAACACTTGCAGACGTAGCAGAAAATGTACGTAGAAGAGAAAAAGAAATTAGAAGCAAAGGCAAAATTTCACGTCGTGGCGCGGCTGAGCTGAAAAAACTTGAGGCAGCAGCTCGTGACGCTGGTGCAACGAAGAAAGACTTGGCTAGACAGCGAGCTATTGCTAAGCAAATGAGGAAACCAGGGATTTCGAACAGAAGGCGCAACGCCCTGTTTAATGAGTCTGGTCGAATTGCTAAAAGAGCAAGAGCAGCACAGCTGAAGAGGCAAGCAGCAGATGCGAAAAAGGCTGCTGCTAAGAAGGCAGCAAAGAAGAAAGCAGCCAAGAAGGCAGCCAAAAAGGCACCAGCGAAGAAGGCTACGAAGAAGGCTACGAAGAAGGCAGCCAGACCAGTAAAGAAAGCGGCTAAAAAGAGTCGTTAACTCTAAATTTTAGAGTGTTAAATAATTAACACTTTTCTATAAGTGCTACAATTGGACTGAAAAGTTGCGACCACAGAGGTAGATGATGCTCGTATCAGTCCAAGACTTAGTCACATACATGGATATCTCTCTATCCCTGCGCCAGCAAGATGCTGCGGAGATGGTTCTTGAAGGTCTTCAGAGCGAATTAGAGGCGTACCTCCGCAGGCCAGTTGAGCCAACCGAATTTACCGAAGAATACGTTCTTGACTCTGGACACCTTGGCGTGCCAATGGGAACTTTTCTTTCGGTCAATAGACCAGTTGGCGATTCATTCAGTACAACTAGTCCAATTGAGAACACCATCTATACGGAGCCACCACAAACGATTTATCTAAGGAACTCCCCTGTCGTATCGGTCACCGAGGTTGTTGTCAAGCCGCAATTTGGCACTGAGAGAACACTCACGGTTGAGAGTGATTACGTAGTAACCCGCTATGGAATTGAATACTATTTCGGATTCGCTAACGACGTTGTAACCGTTACCTATACTGCTGGTCTTGACGGCGAGAACATAAAGATGTTCAAACTGATGATTCTGCGTGCTGCAACTAGGGAAATGCAAAATATGCACGACGATGTTGTTGGTGTTAAGGATTTGAATACAAGAAATGTCGCCCCACTGGAAACCGGCTTTACGGATAGAGAACTTGCTTCGGTTAGAAGGTACAGAAGAGTGCGAGTTGCGTAATGGCTAGAGTAACTGGCAAGATAACGATTGAGGTCGAAGTAAAGGCCGACGATGTTATCGAGCTTCTAGAAAACATGAAAGACAGGGCTGATGATATGCGACCTGTTTTCAGATGGGCAAAGGGTCAACTTGAATTAGCTAATGCAGCGAACTTTATGGCTAACGGCCTTCCAAGTGGAAAGCCATGGTCGCCACTGGACAAGGACTACGGTACATGGAAGTCAGCGCGCTTTCCTGGACGTGGAACAATGGTTCAGACCGGAAACCTTTTCAGAAGCCTTATCAATATGAATGACTCTGCAGTGAACGTAATTTCAAAAGATACAGCCACATTTGGGACAAATGTAGAGTACGCAAAGTTTCATCAGTACGGAACCACGAAAATGCCTGCAAGAAAAATAGTTTTTACCCCAAGAGAGTTCCCACGAGAACTCGGAATCAGCATGGTCAAGTACATGGTTCTTGGTGAGGACGCAATCCTATGAGTCTGATGCATGGACCACAGTTCGCCAAGTCATATGTCAATGAATATCTTAAATTAGATATCCCCATCAGAATAATCAGCTATCGAAATGGCTGGAACGTAGACGACATCACCCTTCCGACCCCAATTGACTTCTTTATCCACGAACCAATCGCGATGGATACTTGGCCCACGATTATCACTGCGGCAATATCTACTAGCAAATTTGAAAGAATTGGCTATGACGGACCAGACCCTCTTTACCGAGTTGACTACTC